CGTAAATCTAATAAAAGATAAGTTAGGGAAAATAAATAAGAGATTCGTATTATTGTTATCGAAGTTGGTATTGGAATTAATAAGTTTTGCAGATTTAGTTCATGGAAAGAGAATTGACCAACTAATTAATATATTGTTATCAATATACTCATTGGTTGACCATTTTTCTGCCCAAGGTTTAGAAACTTGGATTGTAGCGGGTTTATCCGCTTACCTACCAGATGCCTTAAAAGAGGTTATCAAAACTGCAACGCTTTTTTCCAATACCAAATTTTTTGACGATTTTACTTTGATTCACACTTTATTTACACAATTAGAAAAATTTTTGATTTTCGTTTGCGACACTATCAAGGTTCCAGAGAAAGTTTCTTCTTTTGTGCGTAGGTGTTTTGACTACCTACAAGTAGGACAGAAACATATTATTCTGTCAAAGATTGAACGAGTAATGGAACTAGCACATAAAAATGAAAAGAATTTTATGCAGCCAGGTTTTAGGGAAACAGCTTTACAATTAAATAGCGAATTACAAGATTGTGCAGGATTACAAGATTGGATTCAAAGAGCAGGCAGTGTGAAAAACATTATCACCAAATGGCAAAACTTTATTAAAATAATCAATAGTTATCAATCGACTAGTAGAGTAGAACCGAATCTTTTTGTATTCGACGGTCCTCCTGGTCTATTTAAATCAGTCTTTATGACTAAGACTATTGAAGCATTAGGTTGGAGTGCTTATTCCCATATAGTACCTTCAATTGACTCAGGTAAAGATTTTTACGACTCATATAATAATGAAGAAATTTTTTATATGGATGATGTCGGACAAGAAGGACCTAGTCAATGGAGATCTATAATGAATATGCATTCTTGCGTTAAGATGCCTTTGCCATGTGCTGATGCTAAATTAAAGGACACGAAATTTTTTAATAGCCACACAATTTTTGCCACTACTAACCGCTTTATCAATTTACAAGGACTTTCAAAAAGTGATTGTATTGATAATGTCGAAGCTCTTTGGAGACGCGGTTTCGTTTTTGATTTCAAATGCGTCTCACGTGTAGGTACTAAACTTTCAGGTATTATTTATTTTAAACATTTTAATTTATTAACTAAATCTTTTAAATAGCCTTTCCATCTTACTTTAACTACGCAATTAAACCTTCCTTTACATTTAACCCTGAGTTGGATTTTTCCACCAACATTACCAATGCAGTCACTTGGATTGGTGCAATAGTCACAGGATTTAAAATCCAAAAAGAAAAAATGAATGTGGATCAGAAACTTTCGCCTTCTCAAATACAGGACATACAAGACAAGATATCAGAATTAGTAGAACAACACGAATTTCTTGATGTCGATGATACTTTTCAACAGCCCCCCACACAAAAAATTGAATCAATAAAACAGAGTTCACCGAACCGGCAACCTGAAGTCCCCAGGAATTTTTTGGAAGGACAAGGGTTGGTATCGACAATAAAAATGGGATTTTCGAAGATGCTAGCTTCACAGTTTGTATTGGATTTACTTATGTGTGAGTTTACTGAATGTGCGAATTGGATATTAGAGATAATGTCAAATTTTAGCGCAGGTCAGTTTGCTCATTTGCAGGGAATCTATATAGCTGTAGGCTTAGTTATTGGAGTGATTTCTATTTATTTGTTTGTTACTAAGGTTAGTATTCCCAAAGACAAAGAAGTTAATTTAGAAGGTCAGGGAGATTTCTTTTCCACTGATACCACAGGACACCATAATAGTTTAGAAAAAATAAGAAAAGGAGTGTTTGAAATTGATCTTTTAGATGAGGACGGAGTGCTTGCTAAAGCGCACGCTCTAGTGTCTGAAAGATTGATTTTAATTCCCTCTCATCTCGCCCCCAAAAATGCAATGACAGTTAGGATTTACCAGTGCCGATCTTTAAACCATATTCTAGTTGATTATACTCAAATAAATGTTGTTTATAGGCGGGACGCGGTAGATCTGGCTGTTTTTTCATTACCTAAACATTTTCCCACCCCTTTCAAGTCTTTATCCCACTGGTTTAAAACAGACGACAACTCAGTTCCAAAACAGACTTATCTAGTTTCTGGCAAGGGTTTTATTGCAATTAATAACTTGTCAAAACTAGGGATAGTAGCTCCATATCATTTCAAATTTGGTAAACATCATAGTACACATTATACAAGTGATCAGTTTTTAAAATACGATGTGCAAGCTTTAGGTCTTTGTGGAGCAGTAGTTTTTAGTCCACAAAGTGGCCTTCTGGGCTTTCACGTTGCAGGAGATGCTAAAACAAATATTGGAGTTGCATCTTACTGGGATTTAGAGGATAGAACAGTGTTATATAATTTACTAACCGAAAATAGACCTATTATTCAAATACAAGAAAATATTTCAGATAAGATTTTTCCACAAAGTAGTATAGTTAAATTAGATACAAACCAGTACCATGCGATTTCACCAACAAGAACCAATATTGGAATTTCCCCTCTTTTTGGTATCTATCCTGTTGACCGATCACCAGCCGACTTGCAAAAATTTGGTACTAAAACTCTTAAAACAATAGCTAAGAAATCATTTAGTCCATGTGTTTTAATTCCTTCTAAGGAATTAGAATTTTGTAAATTAGTTTTGGATTCTATGGTAGCTCCGTTTGGAGTTTTAACAAACACTGAAGTAGTAAAAGGCACTGATTTGCTTGCACCGTTGAACAAAGATTCTTCTAACGGATTTGAATATAACAAAGAAAAAACCGATTATATTAATTTTGAGTTAGGAGAAATAACTCCTTTATTTGAAGCAGATATGAAACGATTCCTTTGTAGCATTAACTCCGGAGTCAATTATAAAAAGTTGATTTGGACTGAGTGTTTGAAGGATGAGTTGCGTAATGATGAAAAAGAAGGAGTTCCTCGCAGTTTTAGAATAGGGACTTTATTACAACAGTTTTTAGTTAAAAAATATTTTGGTAAAATGGTAGAACATATAATTTCCAATAGAAAACAGAACAAAATTATGGTCGGTTGCAATCCTGTAACTGACTGGCCTTGGATGTATGAACATATTACATCCGGTAAACCTTTTGCTGGAGACGTTAAAAACTGGGATGGGTCCATGAATTCTCAACTTCAACAATTAGTTGTTGAGTGTTTTATGGACAAATCTCTAGAGTCGAATAAAAATTTATTAGCAGTACTATGCAGTACTTTAACTAATTCGTTAGTTATAGTGAATAATGAGTTATTCATGACTACGCATTCTATGCCATCAGGTAGTTATTTAACTGCAATAATGAATAGTATTGTTAATAAACTTTATACAGCAATTTGGTACTACAGAAATGTAGAAAATCCCACTTTAGACGGTTTTTGGACAGATGTTGATGATTTTGTTTACGGAGATGATAAGCTTAATGTTGTGTATAGACATTATGATACTTTAAATGCACTTTCCATGAAACAGTGCTTTGAGTC